GGGGCTTCGATCTCATAGATTTAGCAGCTGAAATACTCCCAGACGGACTTATGCCCTGGCAAAAATTTGCACTTGAGCACACTCACAAATACAAACCCGATGGACGCTGGGCTACTCCGACGAATTGCATAGTCGTTGCCCGTCAAAATGGTAAGAGTTTTCTCCAACAAATCCGAATTTTAGGCGGCTTATTCTTATGGGACGAGCCGTTACAGATTGGCTCAGCTCACAGATTAGCGACGTCCCTGGAGCAATTTAGGCAACTGGTCAACCTGATCGAGAGCTCGGAAATGCTATCTAAGCGCGTCCAGCGTATTCGATGGAGTCATGGCTCCGAGGAAATGGAAGTCAAAGGTACGACGGGTCAAATTAACCGATTTATTGTAAAGGCTGGCGGCTCAGCTGCTCGAGGCGTTTCCGCGCCGTCCGCAATTCACTTAGACGAGCTTCGAGAAATGAAAGACTTAGAATCTTACGCGTCGCTTCGCTATACCTTAATGGCTGCGAAAAATCCTATGATTATGAGCTACACAAACGCGGGCGATTCTCACTCTGTCGTTTTAAATGCGTTTCGAGAACGTGGACTAGCTGCCGCAGCTGGAGCTGACGACGACATTGGGTATTTTGAGTGGAGCGCACCGACTGACGATATACAGCTCGAATCAAATTGGCTGGCAGCTAATCCGGCAATCGGTCACACGATTAACATCGACAACATACAGGCGGTTTTAAATGATCCGCCCGAAGTCGTACAAACCGAAGTCTTATGCCGATGGGTTCAAACTATCTCGAGCATTATCGGAGCAAACGAGTGGAATAATTGCCACGATGAATCGGTCGATCTCGATCCTGAGAAGCTGACATGGCTTGCGCTTGACATTTCGCCGGATCGCAAGTTCTGCGCGTTAGTCGGCGCTCAAAAATTAGGCGATGAGCGGTTCGTCGTAAAGCTACTCCACACATGGGAAAACTCAGTACAGCTTGACGATCGAGAAATTGCCAACGAAGCGGCTAAATACTGTCGCAAGTATCCGCTAGAGTATTTGCTTTATTCGCGTCGGACTAGCGGCGCGGTAGCGGCTAGATTCCAGCCCGCTGGTATTCCCATCTTTGACATGGACTCCGTTTATCCTCAAAGCTGCGATGAGCTACTGGGTGCGATCAACTCGGGACGGCTACGTCATAGAGGGCAAAGCGATTTAACTAAACAGATTCTTTCGGCTGTCCAATTAAAGCGCGGCGACGGCGGCTGGGTTATTGGGCGTCGAGCTTCGCAAGCTGCGGTTTGCGCTGCGGTAGCGACTGCGCTAGTTACACACTTTGCGACACGCCCAGAAATGGACTTCGATATTATGACGGGTTAATGCTATAAGCCTGACACAATTCGCACATGGGTATTCGTGATTTATTTGCGTCAAAGGTGGAAGCTGTAACGCCGCTCCAAAATAGCGACGTCGAGGCTTCGGCTTCACCTGTATTCGCATTAGATTCGATTTATACTTTTAACGGTGGCGCTACCCAAGCTACGCGTGAAGAAGCTATGAGTGTTCCTACGATCGCACGTGCTCGCGGGATTATTTGTTCGTCCATCGCTTCGATCGGCTTACAGCTCCGGGACAATACGACGGGGCTAGAAGTGCCAAGCCCTAGAGTAATTCGTGAGCCTGATCCACGCGTACCGGGTAGCGCAACATACGTCTGGACAGCTGAGGATTTATTATTTTACGGTTACGCCTATTGGCAAATTACCGAATTATTCGCCGACACTTTGCGAATCCGATCCGTACAGCGAATCGTCCCGACTCGAGTCGGCGTATTTCTAAACAATAACGGCACAGAAGTTTTATATTACACAATCGACGGAAAGCAAATCCCAGATTCAGGCGTCGGATCGTTAGTCGTATTTTATGGCAACGATGAAGGATTATTAAATCGTGCTGGTCGGACAATTCGCACAGGTGCGGAATTAGAACGCGCAGCTGCAAATTATGCTCGCGAGCCAGTTCCGTCGATGGTATTAAAATCTAACGGCACAGCTTTACCAGCTGATCGAATTGCTAAATTACTCGAGTCATGGGGCGTCGCTCGACGTAATCGCTCGACTGCGTTCCTAAATGCGGACGTTGAATTACAAACTGTCGGTTTCGATCCTGAGAAGTTACAGCTTGCAGCTGCGCGTTCGTACATCGCGACAGAATTAGCTCGCGCTATTGGTATTCCGGCGTTTTATGTTGACGCCGAAACTGGATCGAGCATGACTTACTCTAACGCTAACGTTACGCGTAAGACTTTATTAGATTTCAGTTTGATTCCGCTAATGACTTCGATTAGCACTCGTTTATCTATGCCGGACTTCGTACCGTCATCGCAGACAGTCAATTTTAGACTCGAGGATTATTTGCGTGGAAGCGAAGCCGAACGCGTAGCAATTTACAAAACTTTATTCGACATCGGCGCAATCAGCGTCGAGGAAATCCGACAAGCTGAGGAAATGATTAAATGAAACTAAACATGCCGCTAACAATCACATCAGCCGATAGCGAATCTCGCACGATCACCGGACGCGTCGTAACATGGAACGAAACAGGATCAACGTCCGCCGGACTTACGACGTTTAAGCCAGAATCTATCGCGACTAAGAACGTTAAATTATTACTAGAACACGATCGCACTCGCCCAATCGGAAAGGTTTTATCTATGACCGCAACCGAACAGGGAATCGACGCGACATTTAAGATCGCGGAGACGACAGCGGGCAACGACGCATTAGTAGAGGCTGCGACTGGTCTCCGCGATGGTTTTAGTGTCGGCGTCAAGGTAAACGCGCACGATTTCGTCGATGGCGTGTTAGTAGTCGCAAAGGGTTCGCTCGATGAAGTGTCTCTCGTTTCAGAGCCAGCCATTGACAGCGCGCGCGTTTCAAGTGTAGCTGCGAGCGAAACAGAAATCGACGAGGAAGTCGAATCAACAGATGAGAATTCTGATTCCGTAGATGAGGAAACAGAGGAAACAAATCCAACAACAGAAGGAGACGAAGTGTCAGACACTACCGAAACCGTCGCAACTGCCGAAACGGTAGAAGCGTCGAAGCATGTTCCAATGGCTTACACAGCACCACGTTCGCCAATCGTCGATAAGGTTTCTTATCTACAATACTCACTAAAGGCTTCAGTCCTACATGACGAGGACGCTCGCCAATATGTTAAAGCTGCGGATAACACCACATCAACAGCACCGGGCATGGTTCCAACACCTCAGAGCCGTACAGTTATCAACGCGTTAGCAAATGCTGATCGTGGCATGATCGATGGAATTAGTCGTGAAGCGCTAAGCGCTACAGGCATGACTTTCGAATTGCCGAAAGTCAGCGCTGTGCCAACCGTTTCAGATATCGCCGAAAATACTGCGATTACAGAGTCAAGCCTAAGCGCGACTTACATTTCAGTTCCAGTTCAGAGCTTTAAAGGTCGCGCAATTTCCACGATCGAGCTGATAGATCGCTCTGATCCCAGCTACCTACAGGCTCTCCTACAAAATCTTGAGTTCGCGTATTCTAAGGTCACAGACGAGTTTGCAACAGCTCAAATCAACAACGACGGATCAGTAACAGCTCAAGCAGCTAACTCAGCGACAGGATTCTTAGGTTATACATCGGCAGCTTGCGCCGACGTGTACGGATCATCACTAGGATTCGCTCGCTCACTCGTAGTCTCTCCAACTCAATGGGGCAAAATCATGGGTTACAACGACAATGGCGCACCTCTTTACAATGCAGCGCAACCATCAAACGCAGCTGGTAACGTTCGCGGCGATTCACTTCGCGGCTTAGTTTCACCAGGTCTGAATCTATTCGTTTCACGTTCAATCGGAAACGCTGGATCAACAACAGCTGACGGCGATCTTTCAATGGTTGTTATCAATCCAGATTCCTATACATGGTACGAAAGTCCACGTTTCGAGCTACGCACTAACGTTAACTCAGACGGCACAATCGATATCCTGTACTACGGCTATGGCGCGTTAGCCACAAAGGTTGCTGGCGGCGCTCGCTGGAATAATCTCCCATAAATAAATAATCATCGGTCGTTTCGCTCCCGAGGCGACCGAGCAGAATCGAGAGAGGAACGCTAATGCCACAAATAGTTACAGCGCAAGAACTTCGCGACGTGCTAGGTGTTAGCGTTTCTCTTTACTCGGACGCATATCTTGATCTAATGATCGAAAGTGCCGAGGGCGCGATCTTGCCGTTACTAACTGGCTATCAGTCAGCGATTACAGGGATCGAAGTCAAAGATGGCATGGCGTTCTATACGACTCAACGGATTAACTATTTCGTACCGGGTCAAGCTGTAATTATTTCAGGCTGCGGTGCTGCGTTTGATCTAACCGTTACAGTTAACGATCATCAAATCGCGCCATACATATTTACGACAGCAACAGCAGCACCAGATCAAATTTTTACACCTAAGATTCCCGCTGGATTAGCCG